CTCGGTCTTTCCATCCGGTACGCTTAGCGATCTCTGCTGAGATTTTAGCTGCTACAGGTGCTTCCTTCTCGGAGAAACAAAGTACCTCTACCCCGTGTCCTTCTCCGTTAGAAGCGTTGAGGTGCCAAGCAAACCCTACATCGTTAGGTCTATCATTGATATTCCTGATTTGGTTACCTACAATAGCGTTTGCTGTGCGTCCTACCTCGTCAGTATCGTTCTCTACAGAATGGCCTAGTGAGCGAAGCTTGTTAATGAAATCCTCGTTGAGCTGGCGATCCATTAGATGCTCTTTTCGTCCTCCAGAGTTAGCTCCATTAATAATACTATTGTGTCCTCCGTGAGATGAAACTCTCATAGTATCTCCTCCTTATTCGAATATACGTACAGTACGGAAATTCAAGTCACTGACATTACCTAGTGAGTATACATACTTACCATAGTAGATCTTGTTGTATCCTCCAACAACTCGTCGAATGATAGTTCCTCCGTTGCGGTTGCTATCGTTATTAAACAATGTAAGGTGAGTTGTTATACGTTGGTTAGTGACAGGGTTTTCTTGGATGAGTACGTTAGCTCGACCTATTGTGTAATCTTGAGCTACATCAATAGCCATCCTTTTAGGGTAGACTAGTTGGGTAAATGAATCGCTAGTTGTACTCATACAATTATAGAAAGTTGACACGTTCATATTCCCGTTCATGTTGCACAGAAAATCAAATACACCGTCCTCATTAAATCGTTGAATTGTTTCACTAGTTAGCTTGTCTACAATCTTTGTAGTTTGATTAAACTCAACTAATTTGCAAACTTTAAACTCACCGTTAGTAGTAAATGTAGTAGGCGTACTATCAAGTCTAATCTCTTCTCTTATACCCACTTCTCCTCCGTGGTAAGATCCGCAGTATTGACCTGTATCGTTATCTACCATGGCGTAATCCAAAGCACCTTTGTTGTAGATATAGTCGTTAGTAGTATTCCAGTAAGAATAAAAGTCGTACTCTTTAGTTATATCAGCTTGAGATAGCTGATAAAAGTTAACTCCAGCAACCATCATATATCTACCCACAGCACCTGAGAATCCAATTCTTACCTTGCGTAATCCTGTTTTAGCAGTAAACGTTTCAGTGAAATAACTATTAGGGTTTCTCGTTAAGTCAAGTCTAGCAACCTCTACTCCGTCAACTATGATAGGTGCATTACTATCTGAACCAGCTGTAGAGTAGAACCCCATGTTAAACTTTCCTGTCTCGTCTACCTGTACATCGAACTCGACCCACTCGGTACCTGTTACAGATTGTAACCTCCAATACCTAAGAGGTCTTCCTACTTCGCTAGCAAAACTGTAATCTGTCCAGTTACCATCGAAACCGCTGCGAGTATGCTTGTATACCCATGCATCCGTATAGTCATTCACATTGGTAACCCTTCTCAAGTCGAATGGTGCTCCTATCGAGTTAGTAGTTGTACCGATACCCTTCTCGATGACATAAGAAACGTAACCTCTACCGCTTGCCTTTTTAGTTATTAATCTGTGAGAAGTATCACTCAATCTAGCTATAACTTTAGGAGAAGTGCTTCCGACCATTGGAGGCGTGAACACTGGCTCGTCTAATGAACTTACTCCATTAATAATACAATTAATTAATTTTTGGGTATTCTTTGTTGACCCTAGAGATAAGGATGTGTTGTTTCCTTTGATAGATAACCCTTGAAAGTCAATACTAGGGGATAGCGTAAGCTGCGAGAACGGAACATAGATAGTTGTCTTGTTGTTTGCTTTGGCGTGTGCAATCGCACTAATAACTGCTGTAGCATCGTTAGTAGTACCACCTACAGCTCCAAAGTTTGCTATGTTGACGATATCTAAGTTGTTGTCCTGTTGAGCATTCTTTGCCTCGATAGTATCCATTCGAGCATTCTGAGTAGTGTTGATTCCCTCGATAGCCGTCATACGAGTATCCTGAGTGGTATCGTAATTCTCTAGAGCTGTAAGTCTACTGTCTTGTTGAGTATTCTTTGTGTCGTTAGCTGCCTTGGCTGTCTCTAGAGCCGTTACTCGTGTGTTCATACTTGTTTGGTTATTGTTCACTGTAGTAGTTAGCGAGGAGATCGCTGAAGTGTTTGAAGCTATGAGGGAATCCTGTGCGGAATTCTTTGTATCGTTTGTATCCAATCTAGATTCGTGCTCACCAGTCAATGTCTCTAGGGCTGTAATATCTGCAATGACATTCGTGTTAACTCCTTCTAGAGTTGCCAAACGAGTATCTTGTGTAGTATTCTTCGTTTCAGTTGTGTCTAGGCGAGTATCTTGTTGAGTGTTCTTAGTCTCAACGGCAGTCATCTTAGTGTTAAGTGTTCCTATTGAGCTAGCCGTACTCGTGTTAACTGTATCTTGAGCTGTCTTGTTAGCCGCCACCGTAGCAGATAGCGCACTAGCTCCGTCCTCTAGAGCAGTCAATCGAGTATCCTGTGTAGTATTCTTAGTCTTGATAGTAGCAATGTCTGTATCCTGTGTAGTGTTAACCGTCTCGATAGCAGTTAAGCGTCCATCCTGTTGAGTGTTCTTTGTCTCAATAGCAGTCATACGAGTATTAGCCGTGCCTTGTCCACTTTCTAGGTTAGCAATCTTAGTGTCCTGTGTAGCCTGACTCGTTTGAAGCGCCGAGATAGCAGATGCATTATTTCCTATGTTAGTATCCTGTGTAGCATTCTTAGTATCATTAGCTGTCTTGGCTGTCTCTAGAGCACCTATGCGACTATCCTGCGTTGTGTTAACTCCTTTGATTGTTGTGATGTCAGTCTGCATAGTAGGGATTCCAGAGGTAGCTGTCTCAATAGTTGTTAATCTAGTATCCTGAGTAGTGTTCTTTGTCTCGATAGAAGTAAGTCTGTTGTCCTGCGTAGTCTGTCCTGACTCGATAGCTGTAAGACGATTATCTTGTGCGGTGTTCTTTGTGTCGTTAGCTATCTTGGCTGTCTCTAGAGTCGTTAAGCGAGTATCCTGTGCAGTATTAACTCCTTTGATAGCCGTTATGTCTGTCTCTGCAGCCGCCACACGAGCCGCTAAAGCTGTATAGCTTGTCTCCAGAGTAATTACTCTAGGAGTAAGTATATCAATATCTGCTTGAGCGTTCTCAGCAGTCACCTTAGAGTCAATCAACGCTTGCAGATCTACTGCGGATAATAACTCCCAAGTATTCATGATGTTGTCTAAGTAGGGAGCGTAATCAGAGCTAGCCACCGTAGTACAGCTCGTACCAGACTTTTCTACCCAGAAGAATGCCTGCCTCGTGTTATATGTTTGTCCGACCTTCTTGTATTGCACCTGCATGTAAACCTTACCTACGTAGGTAAACGCTTGAGCATTTGCTACGATCTCAACCTTATTAGGTAAAGCTAGTGTGCCGTTACTTTGGAGGACGATATGACCATCAGGCTTTACAAATGAGACAACTATATCGGTTGCACCTGTTAAATCCTCGGCTACCTCTCTATTGAAGATTGAGTAAACGAACTTGACTGATAGGTCGTCCTCTTGAGGGATGGTGATATCCTCGGCAGGCGTGTACTTGTCTACCAAGTCCATATTAACGTTGAATAATATTTCTGCCATGTAGCATCCTCCTCAGTTTATTTTTGTACCTCTTGCCAGAGTTGACGGAAATTCTCCTCAGTCTTCTGCTCGAGTTTATCTAGACTAGATTGCATCCTCGTTTGTGTTGAACTTATGTCAGTTAACTGCCTAGTAATCTCTGTTTGATGACTCATTAGCTTATCTTCTCGTTCGTATGACTTCGTGAGTTGGTTCTCATAGATCTCAACAACCTTACCTTCGAAGTTCTTGTTATCTTGAGCTTGGCTCTCGAGTACTTGCTTTACGTATTTACCTATATAGATAAGCCCTAAGATGAAAAGAACTCCGAAGACATACTCTGTTTTGACTAGCTCTGTGATCGCTTTAATGTCCACTTGTACACCTCCTACTCTAAGATGATATCTAGGATTGCATAGAAATTTCCTACCTTGCCGACTAGTACCTTTTGCCCTACAGGTTTACCCTTTAGAGCCTCTTTTGACCACCCGAGCAACTTACAGGTAGCCATAGAGGGAACAGTAGAGAAGTAATTAAAGTCAACCTTTATAGAAGTAATTACAGAGTTAAGACTCACAAAGTCAACTGTACGTCCTACCATTAGGTTGTCTGTGTTTCCCTCACGAGCCTTGCTTATAATAGAAGCAACAAAGTCATCTTGCATCCTACGTTGGTCGATATTTGTCATATCCTAACCACCTTTCTTACTCGGTGTTCCATTTGTCCGCCGACTCTCAGGTCCATTGACCAGTCTGTCTCCGTGTAGATATCGTCAACCCTTAGAGTTTGATACCTAAGTTGAATGTTGTTCATGTACTCATGAGACGGCATAAGAGCAGTTCTAAAGATAACCTTTCCGTATGTCTGACTGGCCTCACTAGCAACCCTCGCACAGTACGTATCTAACGTTCCCTGATTGGCTATGTTGTCTACTTCTCTATAGTCAACGATATATCTCCCTACGTTAGGGATACTCGATAGGCTACCTACGTTGTTATTAAACAGCCGACTGTATAGACGTTCTCCCTCGGAGTCCGCTTGTTGGGTACAAACAAACACATTAGGAACGTCGTGTATGTCGTATTCCTCTTCGGCTTGCTTATAGATAATAGACAATTCGTCGTCTATATAGGTATGACTCGTAGGTCTATTCTCAGGGAGCTGATAAGGCCTACTAGTGAGCACTCCATCTCCAGTGGCGTATATTGGCGTGTAATTAATTGAAGTCAACAGGGAGTTAATTACATTGAGCCACGATTGCCCTACTTCGAATTTCATCGTCCTCGCTAGTGTCCCTATAGTCCCTGTAGTGATATCTACAAAAGCAGGATTAAAAGCATGTCCAAACTTAACAGGTATTGTCGTATCAGTTCCGGTTAGGATTTCTTTAACTAAATCAGTTAGTGGCTTAAATGGCTCTGCCTTTGTCTCGAAAGCATATATCACCTTGGCATCAGCCAAGATAGACAACTGATCGTAAGCAGTTACCTCTCGGTATACTCTAGAGCCTTCATCCTTCCTCGTAGGTGAGTTCAATAAAAAGATACCTAGAGAGCGCTCAATTGTGCTAGCTCCATCTTTGTATATCATATAAGGTCTAATGCGATCTACTCGGTAGTCGATACTATCAGTTAAAGGGTTTTTTCCTTTGGCGTTATAATTCACCTCGATGCTAAAATCCCTTATTCGAGCTTTTGCATCCCCCATAGAATACCTATCAGCCTCCCACTTGAGACGCATCTTAAGGTTCGCCGAGTTGGTTCCTACTGGTATAGTCGAGATAGCAGCGCCTTTACTCGCTAGTGTCCAAACTGACCAGTTTGTTCCTCCGTCGATACTAGTCTGATAGTAAACTTTGTTAGAAGGTTCGGCTACCTCGTCGGCTCGATAGGTTGCTGGTACTAAGTCGAAATACATTCTAGCTTCCTTGAAAGTCGGGATTACTCCGTCAACTACTTTACTGTAAGATATATCAAATGCTGTACAGGTGCTTGTACACTGATTAGACATCCTTCTCTCTCTGCTTTGACTAACATACACACTGTCTAGACGTATCTCAAATGAGTTAGCTGACTCGTAGCCAAACGCAAATCTCCACCTAGATAACAAACTAGGAGGCGGCTGAACAGTTATTCCATGTATACCCTCAGCAAATATCCATCCGTTATTCATTACTCGTGTAGTTATATTCGCATCGGCTACCTTAACGGCACCAGCCCAGTTGTTACCCTCGTTAGCTGTCTCTGGGATAGCCCACACACAAGGTTTAGCTGTAGAGGGAGAACCTCCTACGAATAACTTATACATAAATCCAAAGTAGACATCTGACGGAGGCATTCTTGTGGAAACCCAATCAGTAGCTAGTATGCCAGCTCTATAGTTACCTGTTACATCCATTTTCTTGACAGTCTGCGCAAAGCTACTACAACCCTTTTCTCCTGTGGTGTATGCTGTATTATGTAACAAAGTAGGCTTAAACACTTCCCACTTATCCCATAGTGAACCCCATCCGTTTGTATACAGAGAGCCGTCCATCTCTGGGTTAAGTGCATCGCCTTCGTAGACTGTCTCTGGTCTGATTTCTCCGTAGGCATTGTGAGTCCATCCATCAGACGTCCAAGTTAAAGGAGGGAAACTCGTAGTCGTGTACGTATTACCTGCCACAATAGGAATATTCTCAGGAGGCGGCGCTTCTTCTCTTAACTTAAAAGTAGCTGTCCTATGGATGTTCGCGAAAGCATTGAAAGAAATCTTACCATCTACTATATTGCTAGCTTCACCTTTTTTGACATTGTTCTTATCTAGGATATCGTATCTAAAAGATATCTCCCTAGTTCCTTCGTTAAACCTCGTACGTGATCCCATTAGGACAACTCCTCTCTAGTTAATTACTCCGCCGTCTACCTCTGTGAGTACGGCACTTATGTTAAATCCCCCGATGTAATCTGAAGGGTTAACCTTTTGGCATACTCCGTGGAAACTTCTGCCGTAGTTATCTCTATACCAAAAGTCATTGTCTAATAAGATTCGTTCTGTATCGTACCTCTCCTGAGCAGTTTCTACATAGAAAGAGATGTTTACTACTTGGTTGTACATCATCCCTACCTCTGCAACAGGCCTAGTCCTACCAGCAAACTCCGCCATCTGTAACTCTCGTGAGCGTTCTCCTGTTCGAGATTGGACAACTTGTAGTTTAGTCTGTGTTTGTACTGCACTATAAGGAGCTATTGTGACAATATCTAAACAGGTTGTATCTACGCTAACCCAGTCAGGACTGTACACTGCGCCAGAGCCGTCTAAATTGGTTGACCGTATTCGATACCAATAGCGTGCCCCTGAGTTGGAAATCGTGTAGTCTATCAGCTGAGTTAGTGACCCTCTAGTTACCTTTCTCACTACTACCGCAGAAGCCGGGTTATCAAAACTGTTCGCTCTCTCTAGGTATAAAATGTCTGTGGAGGCTCCACCTGTGTAGGTGAAGTTGACCACAGCATTCCCGTTAGCATCTATAGTGATTGTTGTCAATGTAGCCGTTCCTGCCATGATCTACCTCCTACATTTTTCTGATTGATTGGTTTAAACCTGAGTAGTCCATTCCTCCGTAGCCACCGCCCGAAGTATTAACTACCTGCTGAGTTACTCGTTGCTCGAACTCCTCGACACCTTTAGAGTCTAATCCTACTGTGCCGTCCACCTTAACTACATGGTTAACTGTCACAGACGTACGACCTCCAGTGAAAGCCTCCAAGCCTGTGCCTGCTAGGGCTACACTTGCTGTGTCGGCAACTCCAGTGAATGCTCTCCCTATAGATCGCTCCATAGATGTAACCTGAGTTAGCGCTGCCTCGTACCAAGTAGGGAAGAATGATTCACCTGATTTGTCTAGGTCACTAAGCGGCCCTTTCTTAGCAGGAGAGAACGGTAAGTACTTACGAATACTAGCCATACCCTCAAGGACAGCACTACCAGCTTTCACGAATCCAGATTTAATCCCGCTTACAAACTCGCTAAGTAGTCCTTTACCTGAGTTGTAGAAATCTCGGACGTATCCAGTGAACTTACTAACCATTCCGTTTACTCCATCAACTACTTTGTATTTAGCTTCTATGAAGCCATTTTTGATACCGCTACCGAAATCATTGAGCATATCGTTAGCAGCCCTACCCCACGAGCTTACCTTATCCTTAGCAGATTGAACCATCTCTTCAAACTTACGTTTAGTGTCGTTTACTATCTCTCGTAGTTTGTTTTCTGCGTCAGTCTTCATCTGATTGTACTTGTCTATAACAGCTTGCTTCATGGCTTGCACTTTATCAGAGGCAGCTTGCTTTAGATCTTCCCACTTCTTAGCATTGTCTATTAGTATCTCGGTAAGTTTGTTAATAGCTTCCTGTTTAAGTTCATTGTACTTATCAACTACTTTTTGTTTCATCTCGTTGGCCTTCTCTTTAGTAGTGTTAACCATATCGTTCCACCACTTCTTAGTATCAGACCACCACTGTTTAACTGACGCAATCATATCGTCATAAGCCTTAATGACAACCTTCTTGCCAGCTTCCCAATTCTCCTTGATAACCTTCCACATCTCTTTACACCATTTAGTTATATCATCCCAGTTTTGATACAGGAGAACCCCTACAGCGATTAAACCTACAATGAGTCCTACAACAATACCTATAGGGTTAGCGTACATAGCAGTGTTTAAAGCCCACTGAGAGGCAGTGGCTGCCACTGTAGCCGTCCTAGATAGACCGAGCGCAGTTGCTAATAGTCGTATCCCGTTAGCAATCGTACTAACAACCATCATAGCTTTAAAAGCAATGTTAGCAGCAATAACCCCAGCAGTAACACCAGCTACAATAGGTATTAATAAATCCATATTGTCTATTAAGAACTTAACTACCCCTGAGACAGCATCTATAGCTAACTGAAGCGCTCCTGAGTCTTGAGCCCACTTAAGGAAGTCAGTAGCTAATTGAATAACCTGAACAGATACAGGGTGTAATCCTACAATGAGATCCCATAGAACACTGATAATTCGTCCTATAAAGTCCATAATGACAGGCGTACTCGTTTGAACCATCTTGACGAAGTCTTGGAAGGCGGGATTACTTTGCAGCCCCCAAGCCCAGTCAGCAAACTTCTTAGTCAAATCCACCATGCCATCTCCAAGTTGCATTCCTAATGGAGTGAAAGCTACCATGATACCTCCGAATGCACTAAGGATATTCCCAGCAGACTTCATTACTTTTTCAAACATAGGCACTGCGAAGGTGTTCATGTGCTCGAAGAATTTATCTGCTTTGCCTTGCTCAATAGCTTGGTTCATCCACTTAATCATGCCTGCGAAGGATTCCCCGACTCCTTGGAAGGAAGGGAACAATCGAGTCATTGTATTGCGGAGGAAGTTCGTAGACTCAGCGATAACTCTCAAGTTAGTTGGAGTCATCTTGTCTTCCATCTCTTTCCAAGCATCTTTCAGTTCATTGATAGCAACTACTGCTTGCCTTTCCTCTTCAGACATACTCTCCATGATAGCTTGCACCATAGCCATTGCCTTAGCGTAACCCTTCGTGTCACCAGCTATGAGAGCGGCGTTTGCCTTTAAGTGTGCTTGCTCAAGGTCATTCGCCTTCTCAGTGGTCTTTGTAAAGGTGGTAAACAGAAGGGCACCAAATCCTGCGGCGGCTACCCCAGCAGTACCAAACAGGGAAGCGACTGCACCGAGTCCTCCCAACAGAGCTGGAGTCATTGCAGATGCACCTATTGTGATTGCACCTATGATGGCTGCCATCTTCTTAGCCTCTGATGAGGTGTGCCTAAAAGTGTTACTAGCTCTGTCTTGAGCCTCGATAATAATATCTATAACTGAAGCGATAGTTCTCACCTCCTAGCGATACTTATCAGCTACATTCTTACGAGCTTGCTTCTTGTCGCCTTTCTTCTGAGCTTCTGACTCGTGGAAGTTCTTAGCGTTATGGACCAACAGGAGTCCCACTATGTCTTCATACGACTCAGCTTTAACCTCAGAAGGTGTCTTATGTAGCAAAGTGCAAAGCTCGTACATCTCTATCTCTGGGAGGATTCCTTTGACAGACTTACCTCCCACTAGAGACTTCATCTGGCTATCTATTTCTTTTTTTTCTTATCAGATACATCTCCAGCTACTTTATCAGTAACTACCTTGATAATTTCAGCAGCGAACTCTGGGTCGAATACCTCATCGAAAGTGTGGATCTCGATAGGCAACTTATTTTCGTTCTCGTCTGTAAAGTCCCAATCTACAATAGACTCAACAGCAAGAGACACCATCATTAAAGAAGCGTCCATGTCGACTTTACCTTTAGCGTCTACCTTTGTAACCTCACCTTGGATACGGCGTTGCGCTCCGAAGGAAGGCTTCTTGAAAGTAATACGCACTCCTTGAATATCCTCTGTGAATGTCTCTTGTTTGTTTAACCATGGGAATTGTTGTTTAGTCATTATAGTTTCCACCTTTCGAATTTTGGTATTGAGGGAGACCGAAATCTCCCGAGTTTTATACTGTTAAGTCTGAAACGTCTTTAGATCCAAGCTTCACAGAGATAGTACGGAATAGTACATCTAACTCATAATCCGTCTCTCCATCAGCTTCGATACCTAATGAGTCTGTATCATACTTGGCGCCACCTAGAGTAATCTCAAAGTAGTTAGCTGGAGTAATTGGATCTGTGAATGTTAGCTTCATAGAAAACTCTGTTCCGTTACGGAAAGCTGTACGAGTAGACATATCCATAAGAGCAATCGTAATAGAACCAGTGATGTCTAAGACGCCTTCATTGATGTATTTAGGAACACCACCATTACCAGACTGTTTAATAATTGTGAATAGAGATTCTAAGTTATTAGATATTTCAACTTCAAACTCTTTAACAATAGCTGCTGGTGTGCTACTTCCGTTGATAAGGATATCTCCATCTGCAAAGGTCATAATCTCATTAGTCGGATAATCATACGAGCTAGCTGCTGTAGCTCCATCAATTGCGTCTAATGATTGAATCTCAGCTTCTACCTCTACGACTTCACCTGCAGAGCCGCTAATCGTAAGAGTATCAATCTTCGAACCTACATAGTTAGTAATAAATGGAGCACCATTCACACACATATTAGTGTTAACTGAGAAGGTCGGAAGCTCTTGGCAACGCCCTACATTGGAGAATGTATGAACCCAAGCGTTAGCTGCTCCTGTCTTAGTAACTGCTCCACCTAGCGCATACCATAGAATACGTGGGTCTTGTAAGTAACCACTCCATGTAGCTGTAACCTCTTGGCCTAAAGGTTTGTGAGATACAACTGTACGAGATCCGATTCCTCGGATAGCTTCGTGGTTCTTGTTGATCTCTGGTTCCCAGCCAGAAGTAATTCCCCAGCTCTTAAACGTTCCTGCTGCTGGAGCAGTACCTTGAGTAGCTTCCTTTCCGAAGGCAATCAATGTATCGTAACCTTGTGTTTGTCTAGCCATCTATTTTCTCCTCCTCATCTTTCCCCTTGAAAGGCGGGGCTTTCTTGAATCCCTTCTCCTTGAGAGAAGAAATTAATTCCTTATCGAGCACGTCAACAATGAATCCTTTCTCTACTTGTCCATATTCTGGATAGAGAAAAAACCTCGGAGCGTCTGCATCATAGATTAATCGCATGAGCAATCACCTCCTGGAGTCGTGCCACATTGGTTGCCAAGCTGGGTCATCTTCGTTGTAATCAGTAGGGGAATCCTAGCTCCTTGAAGGAAATTAACTTCTCCCTCTTGGACTGTCCCGAACTGGATATCGTCATCGAGTTTAACCTCTGAGAATCTGCCTCCAAGGGTTCTATTCTTAGCGATGTATGTTTCCACTTGGTGAGTCAGCCACAGACATTGTTCCTCAGCTTCAATCCCATCTAGCATACTCGTGTAGACCCAAACGTTAACCGAGATAGCAGATTGATACGTACCGCCTATCCCTACGGCTTTACGAGTTGGTCTTCCGACTATCTCAATAGAAATAGCGGGGAACATAGGAATTTGCTGGAAGGGTGCTCTGTAGACATCCACCTTGTCGTCGCTAGCGTTGAAGCACTCGATGAGATAGTCTGCTAGGTGCGCTTTCGTTTCGTTATATATCCCTCTAGATATTTCCATTGTCTACCTCCCTCACTAGTTCATCGATATAGTCATCAAACACTCGTTGGATTGCTTCTCTGTCAGTTTCACTAAAATACATAAACGGACGAGCAGGCACAAATGTACCCCAACTAGTCCTACCTCCGTTGTGGTGCAAACTAGCTCTTCCTGGAAGTCCTGATCTAATAGTTAACTTCTTTTTGCTCAACCTGTTGGCAGCTCCACTAGTTATCGACTGTTTAAGAGCTCCTGTGTCGTTCAATGGCTTACCGCCAGCCCTGTGAGGATGAATCCTGATAGTACTCGCACTCAGAGGAACCCAAGCAGCTGCTCTAAATCGATTACCTATCGATCGTTCCATGTAGGTTTCAGATCTGCGAAGAGGAGTCTTTAAGTCTTCTAGTTTGCCTGCTGCCTTGAGCATCCTTACATCGAATCCGTTTAGTTCGACTCTCATGCGTCCACTGTTATTAGTCATCTAGCTCACCTACCAGTAAGGATGACACCGATCAAAGAACGGCTCATCGTCATTCGTCGTAGCGTATCCGTTGTTCCACGTAGGCAATGGTTGTACAACGTTGCCATTCTCGTCTATGAGAGCCATGTCTCCGTTGAGAATGTCTTGTAGCATTTGGTCTAATCGGGATTTGAGGTCTTTGTAGAACTCATCCAAGTTAGGCTTCTGACTCGTGTACATTCCTTCGATAAAGAAATATGTAGTAAGGTCGTTAGCAACTTGCTTGATGAGTGGGGGAACTGGTGAGAATGGAACTGCGTAGGCTTTTGCGAGGATAGCATTAATATACACCGAGGATTTGTCACAGAAGACTTGGATATCTTTATCTGAGACGGAACTCGGTAGCTGTTGCCTGTAGGTAGTGCGTAGGTCTTTCGGAGTACTATAACTCATTCGTCATCACTCCTTAGCTTTAGACTTGGGAGCAGGTTTCTTAGCAGGTGCTTTCTTCTCTTCAGCTGACTCTGCGTAGTCAATACCAATGAGGTGCTTGCCGTACTCATCAGCTACCTCCAAAATGTCACCTACTCGGTTGAATAAACTATCTATGCATTCCACTTTAGCTTTAACCTTCATAGTGCTTTCACTCCTTTCTTCTCTTGTCAGAGTACCCACCAAGCAAACAACGAGGGGGAGTCATTGTCTACCTCGTAGGTACTCTGAGAAAGGAAGAACCTTTCCCGGTTGCATTTAATGTCTGTTTCCTAGACTATCAATCTATTAAGCTGTAATACCAGTGATTAAGAATACTGCACGAGGGTCTGTGATGTACGCTTCTGTGTAGCGAGTAACACGGCCAATAGTAGTCTTGTCTTCGTCTTGGTTGTACACATCACTTGTTAACGGTTCAGCGTCAGCGATCTCTCCAGCCATTCCACGTTCAACTAGTAATGCTTGGTTGTTAGGATAGTTTTCGTCTACGATGATTGATAATCCTAAGAAGTCAGCTAAGTAACCACGTAGTAATACGATGTCTGTACCGTTTTGTTTGAAAGCATCACGAACAGCTTTAGACTTAAGTAAGATAGCCTCTGTAGCAGGAGACACGATAACTGTATCCAATGAGTAGTGAGCTTCCTTAGCTTTAGCCTTAGCGTCTACTAAGTCGTTAATTAAGTTGTCTGATCCAGTTGCAGGATCGTTCCAACGGTTACCTGATTTAGCTTGTAAGTTTTGGTTAGGAGCTGTAGCTGCCGCGTGTAAACGGTCATAAACCATTTTGTCTACCATGGCTACTACTGAGCTAGACAACTTCTTGAATGCCTTCTCGAAGTAAGCATTTGAGCCCCACTTTTGCATCTCATAAGTGAATGCGAACTCTAAGCCATATTTACGAATCATAGCTAACTTAGCTTCTTCACTTAAACCGATACGTTTAAAGCCTGAACCTTCGCCTACCTCTGGTACTTCTTCGTAGTCGTACAATCCGTTAGCATCTGCGCCACCATCTTTGAAGTACTTGATAGCCAAAGCATCAGCAGTCGTCTTAGCTAGTAACGAGTCGGCAATGAATCGCTTTTCTGTTAAGTCACGAATACGAGCGTCAATCATGACTTTCTTTAAAAGGGGATGAGAACCTAAAGTGAAATCTGACATGTATATAACCTCCTGAGGGTTTAGTTTTAGGGGATACTGAGGAGCAATGCCTTCTTCAGAGAACGCCTCCTCAGTTGTTTCTATTGAGTTTTCAAAGAGCGGTATGATCTAGGTATGATTATACTGTAAGTTTAATTAAAGCCTGTCCAGCTACCTTAGTAGCGGCAGATACTACGATACCAACAGCAGGGCCTGTACCAGCAGTAACTGTGTAGCCACCGCTAGCAGCAGGGTAAACAGGTGCCCCAGCAGTAGCGCCAGATAGAGGTACATAGATGAATGAACCGCCAGTAATAACTGTTACTGTCTCTTTTCGTGCTCCTGAGAATCCTGAGTTAAAGTCAGGTGCTAAGCTAGCTTGGCTTAATAAGCCGTTGTTTCCTACGGTACCACCATAGACAACTCCAAGAACTTTTGTAGAGTTTACAGCAGCTTTCTTAACAGTCATGTCTCCAGATAGTTCTACTAATTGACCAATCTCCAGTACCTCAGCAGCGTCTACTTTAAAAGTTAATCGGCTGTCTCGGTGGATATGGTACTCAATTTTATTTTGTGCCATTAGTAATTACCTCCCTTATAGTGATGCTAAGTAGTTTTTGTATTCAGTAGACTCACGGAAGTCAGCATGCTCCTCAGGAGCAACCTCTTCGGTCTTCTCACTAGCTTCCACCTCAGCAACTTCTTGGAACTCGACAGTACTCATGTTAGACATGAACTCTTCGAATGCCTCAGTTTGTTCTTCTGAGAATGAAGCTAGCAATTTTGTAACTGATTCCTTCTGAGCTGGAATGATCTTCTTTGCTTCTTGGAATTTCTCTACTTGTGTAGCAACTTTCTCCTCAGCAAACTTCTGTAGTTTACCTTCTAGAGCTGAGAACTTTTCAGCGTTAGCTTTTTCCTGCTCGGCAAACTTTGTAGCATAAGCTTGTTGCAGCTCGGTAAAATCCATCTTTGTTTCTTCTGGCATGTTTGTTTCCTCCTTAGTTTCTAGCTCGTCCGACTCCGAGGAGAAGCCGTTCTCACTAAATAGTTTTGCTCCCTTCAATTGGGGGAATGCTACGAGGGAGACTTCTCTCAGGCGTGTAGGGTTGCCTGATTTGTCTGTGTAGAATGAAACGGAGATCTTGTTTAGGAGTTTCTTGATGACTTTCTCTTTAGCGAACTCTTCGATGATACGTACTTTCCCGTAGAGCTTGCCATCCTTAACGGATGCTTCCTCTAGGAATCCTACTGTATCTCTTGCGCTTTCTGAGTGGTCTAGTTGTAACGGGATAGCGTCCTCTACAGAGAATGTGTCAACAAGCGTCTGTAGGTGATCCTCTGTATATTCTTTCCCACGGTGTGTACCTGTGGAGAACATGATAGCTTCTTTGATTAAATCCTCGCTAGGATTAGCTTCCGAGAACTCGGTAAACTTTCCTTCGTAGCGAAGGTTCTTGATAGTCGTCATAGTGTCACCACCTCATTAATTGCTTCATATATATAGTAGTACTAACCAGACAATATCTTGTCTCAAAAGGTTATCTTGGTGGTGATATAAACCAGTCAAGTGCACAAATTAGTACTTAAGTTACAAGATTACCGCCCTCAAGTGCAGAATATCTAACTTGAAATACATTGAGATACACCTGTTTTGTCTGGAGAAAACTACTAGATACTAAAAAGAAATAACTCTAGAGAAGTAACCTAATAGATTCCTAACTCTAGAAAAAGAAAATAAAAAGTCTCTAGAGAATAACCTCTATAGAAGTACTCACTAGAAAAGATATACCAGTGAGACAGACTATAGAGAATAATCTAAGAGTCCTATCTCATAAGTATTTGTAATAATTAAATATGAGACCGAATAGACTGATAGGTTGACAACTCCATAGGTAATACCTTAGTATGATTCATATAAAGAGAAGCCTTAGGAGGAATACTAATGAGTAACAATGTAATCAAAAGAAGGCATACTAGTGAGTACGCACAGATACATAATAAACCTTTACAGGATGATCTAGAGGACTTAAGAGAAATTGGACTTCTAAGCCACATGATGAGTCGCCCCGCTGAGTGGGTGTTCCATAAGACGCAATTACATAAACAATTCAGCAGAAAGAATGTAGACGCTGCTTGGAAAGGATTAGTCGCTAAGAGATATATTGTAGGATTCTATTGTCACAAAGACGGACAGAAGAGTTATTACTACAACGTATCGGACTTGCCGTTCACTGACGAGGAGTATTACGAGTTCGTAAAAGCAGAGATTTCGGAGTTAACCGAGAAGGGACATTCTATTAAGCATGTTAATCCTATACAAGGTTTAACCCTTGATACTACTGAGTTTTCTTCAGATGTACCAAACGTACAACAGACCGCCGAAGTGTGTTCCGAATCAGGTGCACCGAGGGAGCAGCTCTCTGGGAACAGTTCTAAAGGTGCAAATATAAATAAAGAATTAATAAACACAGATTCAAAAACAAAGAATAATAATAATAATATAAAAGATGATGATTATAAGGCGAACTCCGTTACGCCACCTGAAAGAAACTCTGAGTCTATCGAATTAGTTATTAAATCCATTAGGGAGCAAACTAAAGACTTAATAATTACTAGGTCGTTTAATACTGTTCTAGGAAGAGTTATGACGAAGTACGCAAATGGAGATATAAAGATTAGTTTCAGGGATTACCTTGCGGAGGCCGTATACACTCATATAGAGAAGTTGGACAAGCGTAGAACAGAACAACAAGCCAAAGAGTCTCTCGCTCGTACAAGCCAATCTGGAGCGTCTGAGGAGTATGCTGGGAATATCCTGTTTTATAACTTCCTAGATTCAACTGAAGGGGACAAGCCTCTGAAGAAATAATTTGGAGGAAATTAAAAATTCCTCTTGCATATTAGTATGACTGTGGTATTATTTAGTTATAACCAAATTTGAATTTTATTAAAAAGAGGAGAGATGAAAAA